AAGTTAGATGCTTTTACGTTTCTACTAATTTCATTTAGTGATTTAGCTAAAACTTGACCCGCTTTTGAAATTCTTTCAAAAGAGGTATATCTTAATCTAATAAGTTGTCTATCAATAACTCCTAAGAACACGCCTGTTTCATACAAGTAAAATCTGGCAGATCTAGCAAATCTTTCAGTTAAGTTTCCAAAGTTATACCAACGTCTACCATAACGATCAAGGACTTCCCCTAAACGATAAAGGCCGTCTCCAAATTCTTTTAAAGAAGATGCATTAAATATTTGTCTAAATACACCTGCAAACCTTGTATCAGTTATTCTTTGAAAAGCGCCTTCAACATTTAACCCGAATCTATTTAGTAGAGCATTAACATATAAAAGACCGCCTGCAACTTCTGAAAACAATACTTGACCAAAATCTCGAAAAGGTAAAGTTATATCAGGTATGGCGTCAACCAGTCGTCCTACAAGAACAGATATAATTTTTGAAACACCCCTAGTTATAGCTATTACTCCGTCAAATTGTGATTTAAACGAAGTTGCAAATCCAACTATACTATCTACAATATCCGATCTATTGGCTTCAATAGCCGCCGATAGTTTCATAATTCTATTAGTAAAACTTGAAGTAATATTAAGTTGTTTACTTATCTCGCCTACTACTCGACCTACTTGGTCTCTTAAAGTAACCATTGCTTCCGCAGAAGTAAATTCAAGAGTAGAAAACTCTTGGCTTAGTTTGTCTGATTGTGAAAGTAAAGCATTAAATACGACTTCAGTTGTTAATTGACCATCTTCAGCTAATTTTCTTAATGCACCTCTTGGTTTATCCATTGCATCAGCAATAGCTTGCGCTAATCGAGGAGCTTGTTCTAAAACAGAATTAAGTTCTTCGCCTCTAAGTTGACCAGACGATAAACCTTGTCCTAACTGCGTTAAAGCAGCTCGAGCAGATTCAACGCCACCCCCAGATATGGCTATAGATTTATTTACAGACTCAACTGCTTTTAATATTTCTTCTGAGCTTTTTCCTGCTTCTGATAAAGCTAAACCAAACCTGTTAAAGGTGTCTGCTGCTAAATCAACAGGTTGTCCTGTTCTACGAGATATATTATATAAATCGTCTAATACAGAATTTAATTCTTTAGTTCGACCCGTTACTAATGCAACTCTGTTTTGCATACTAGTTAAAGAGTCGGTTGTTCTATTAATTCCTTTTGATAGAGCAGCACCTGAAAAAGCAGCTCCGATTCCAATTGCTAAACCTTTAAAAGCTCTAGTAACTGAACTAGCTGTTTTTTCTATGTTGCCTACTGATTTTTCTAACTTAGATAAATCTCTTTGAGCTTGTCTACTGTCAGACCTAACTCGAATAGTTACACCACTCATAGATGACCTCCATAATGAAATTGCCCCCTAACGATTTCTTGATAATAAGAATCCATCAGAGGGCAATAATCTTAATTAGGGGTAATGATACCGATTTTTGATAGTGTTTGTTCTATAAAATATTTGGGCGCTTGTTTACTATGCCCTTTATTTAAAATGCTAATATATTCAACATCGTTAGCTATTTCACCATCAACATAGCCATCAATATCTTTACTAGTTTTATTTTCCCAACCAGAACGAGCTTTACCCGTATCTACTGGTGTTACAATTTTTAATGTTTGAGTAGCAAAGTTAATTCTGCCTTCAATATCATCGTTAGCAAATTTTTTAACCTCTTTTTCTACTCTTTCTAATTCTTTTTTAAAATTTACAACTTCTAAACTAATTTTAGTCATAGTTTATGTCCATCTCCTCCTTTAGCCTTTTTCATAAGTTCAAGGAATTTACCTTGAGGTACGGCTTTATCAGGTGTTTGATTTTCTTCTTTAGAAACTGCAAGCATTCTCAATGTTGGAAAAATATTTTCTGCTTTTTCTTTTACACCTTGAGAACGTAACATCAAATACGTTCTTTGATCTTCTCTCCAACCTGGAGGCCTTCTTTTGAAAAATTCAGTCCACTTTAATAGTTCTGTGTATGGCATTTCGTTTTCTAGCACATAAACAGGCATATGTAAATGATATGCTATTTCATAAACAGATTCTTCAGTTGGGGTTAGTTTCCCGCAGATTCTCCGCTAAGTCCTGAAAAATTCAAAACGTTATTAGATAATTCGCTTAATTCTCCTAGAGGGAATTCATCAAACTCTTCATCAGATAATTCATGAGCGCCTACTACTGCAAGCCGAATTACATCACGTAATAGAGCGAGTTGAGAAGCTTCATCTGATTTTTTGCTAGATTTTTTAACAAGGGCTTGAACCTTAAAAACCTCTGCAACTGAGAGCTTACGAACTTCTACCTCATCATCCATAAATGGATATTTTTTTGTAATTACTTTTCCAACTAAATGTTTCATATATTTAACCTAACTTGTCTTTTTCTGTGAATAAATGTGAATTGTTAGCTTGAAAGTCATCAAGCATTTTTCTGCAAGTGTGTAATACAGAAAGGGTTTCCATGATCTCTTTTCCTGCTTTTGAATCTTCATCAAAATCTTGAAACCTTTCAAAACTTTTCCGAATGCTAATATCTACACTCCTACGCATATGCCTGAAAGTAGTTCGCATTACAAAACTTTTGCTAAACGGTTTTTCTGTCATTGTTATAAATCTTTCTAATACTAATAATAAAGAAGAGCCATTTAAGGCTCCTCTTATTCTTAAACGTCAGGTATTATGGAAGTGTAGCTGGTCCAAAGAAGTCAGACTGCGTAGACAAAGTCATTGTCGCAGTAATCGCGTCTGTCAACTGAGGATTAACCAAGATAGCTTCGATTTTACCTGTAAAGTAAAACTCTGTATTACCATAAGCTAAAGCCGTAGTGCCTGTGTTCAAGCTTGCTGCCAGAGTAGTTGCTGCATCACACATCATAAAGCGGAAAGCGCCTTGTGTGCCGACTAGAGTGTGGAAAGAGTCCATCTCAGAAGCAACGTAGTTTACTGTAACTTCTAGTGAAGGAGCGTCAGCCTGACCTTGCACCTGAGAAGAGGTTGCCTGTCCATAAACAGGTACGTTAACGATGTTAGCAGGAGTACCAATTGAAGGGAACTCACGAACTGAAGGCAAACGTGAAATTGCGCTAGAGTTTGCTGTAATAAACAATCCCGCATACTCAGCGGCTGTGTCTACTGAGGATGCAGGAGTTGCTGCATGGAAATCAAGGTATGAAAAGATACCTGAACCAAGTGATGAAATATGTGCCATTTATTAATCTCCGTATATTTTAAATGGAATTATGTATTGTGCGCTATAAAGCGAATTATTAATTGGGTCTAACCCTTCGACATTCAAATAGGATGTACCAAGCTCTGTTTTATTAGTTAATACTTTATTTTGAAGATGATTATCAAAAATATCAGCAATTTTCATTAAACGCCCCTGTCCTTCTCCTGCTTTAAGGAATATTTTTATTATTATTAATCCTTGAAGCCTTTTATCCCCGTTATAAGTAAAGTTATCACTATTACTAGGTAACACAGACAAACGACAAAATTCGTTATCATTACTAATATCTCCTTGGTAATTGTCAGGGTAAATAGCTATATTTTCAGAAGCCCAAGGAGCTAAAGAAAATATTTCTTCAATATCCGATAGTGTTTTATCAAACATACTATTTTTCCTTTACAATCATAGCCTCAATAACAAAGCCGTTATCATCAAAATCTGTTATATTGTAAACCTTGCTATCTACAACAATAGTATCATAAACAGAAAGATCTATTCCAGACTTTAAAAGCGCTGAAACAGTAAAACCTTCCCCTGACTTATTTTTAGTACTTTGGAGAATTACTTTTACTGATTTTTCTGAGGTTGTACTGGTAACTGCACCGCTACCAAAGTTATAACCTGAAACAGATTTGCTAGAAAGTGTTGCAGTTTTAGCAATATCACCGACTGCAGAAAATGCTTTACTAACTCCAGCTGTTATTTTAGCATTAAGAGACATTAATTAGCCCTCCACCAAGTATTAGAATAGTTGGTTGAGCCACGGCGAATTAATGGCTTAATATGCTTCATTACAGTATGAGGCTTTATCGATCTACGAACAACATCATTATTGCTATCAGATATAGAAATGCTTCCTACAGAGATGGATTCAAAAGTTTGAATTGTTCCTGCAAGCAAATCTTCATTATTCAACAAGTGTAATGCTTGTTCATAAACCGCTGTTTTAACTAACTTTGGTATTTCAGATTCAGTAAGCTTTATTTCTTGACCCATACGATCGTCATAGTACGTTGCATTTTTTCTAGGCCAAGCCAGAGCTTGAGAAGAGCTAACAGCTGAACCAATCCAAGGATGGTCATCAATAATCTGTGTAGCAGTGACAATCGCGTCTTCTCTGAGTTCGTCAGATGCATTATCCCATGTAGCGGCATCAATTCGAGTTTCAAAGTAAACATCTGCATCGTCTAATGATACAAAGCTATTAGTGTTTAATACTAGTGCCATTAGCTCCTCCTATTTTTTATGAGTGTAGAATTGGCAGAATACCCAAGTTCAATGCATCCATCTTACGAGAGTAAGAAGCAGCAGCACCTAGTGTAGTGTTAGTCGCAAATGCATTTGTTGCACCAGACCAGTTGTATCCAAGTGGGTGCATGATAAAGCCGTAACGATACCATACGTTAGTGGAACCGCCACCTGTATAAGAAGCCGCATCACGGTCTACTTCTACTGGAGTAGGAACGCTCACAGGAGCAAAAGATACAGAAGAAGGCTTGACAACAAAAGTACACTTGGTTGATTGTGCATTTGCGTCACCAGATGAGTGAGAGCTTGCTTGGTTTGCGCGAGTCATTACGAGACGGAATTTACCACCAAACAATGTGTTAAACTCAAGATTACCATCTGTAATCATTGTTTCGTCAACAACGTTGGCTGCACGCATTTCTGCCATTGTTTGTGGAGAGGTTACGAGATACATAAAGTCTGGCTCATAATCTTTAAACGCCATACCAATGGCTTTAAAGAGACGCTCACCACGGGCAGCGCCTGTAGCTGTTGCATCAAATAGTTTACGCGCATCAGAAGTACCTGTTGCCGCAGAACCAAACTCACCAAGAGCATTGATGTCAACGAAGTTACCTGTAGCAGAAGCATCTGCATCTGTATCAAAAGCAGTAATACCGCCGTTGCCTGATCCACCCAAGTCACCTAGAGCAACTTCGGAAGCCGCAACGCCTTTGAGAACAGACATCAAAGCGTTACCTTCATCATCTGCACGTACTTGTGCAAAATCACGAGCGATCTTTGAAAGACCGTCTTGCTTAGAAATTACTTCTTGCAAGTTTACTTGTTGAGCGCCGAAAGTGCGAACTGTTTTCACATAGTTAGCAATATCGGTCGAAACGTCTGTATAAGTACCATCTGTAGCAGACGACAATGATGGAACATTGATATTTGCTGCTAGTGGTTTGTACATACGGAACTGACCAACAAAAGACTCGCCGTCTGCGGTGATATCATCACGTTGACCAACGATTCCTGTTGAATTCAGTTTTTGAGAAGTAGTGTACGCTTCATCTGCATAAGCAGAAATAGCCAGAGCTACATTTTGAAAATCGGTATTTGTAATAGCCATTTAATTGATTCCTTATAGATAGGTTAATAACTGTAGTTACCTAATTGCCCCTTTGCGGCCATATTTAATATTTCATCTGTTGTCATTTGTGAAATAGACTTTGTTTCAGATGAAGGCATCGGGGCTGTGTTGTTAGAGTTTCCTCCCCCTGTATTTGCTTTTACACGGAATAGAAACTCGTTATCTTCGTTTTTAGAATAAGATGTAATAAAATCTTGAATAGAAGATCCAGATTTATGTACCCATGCACCATTCTCATTTTGAACAAGTTGCTCAACGATATCGCGCTGTGCTAGTTGACGACTACGCTCATTGCGGAACTCTAGGTTTGAAAGTTGATTGTTAACAACATTATCTCGGTTCAGCTTAGTGTTTTCTTCTTCGAACACCTTTAGTTTAGCGTTAGATTCCGCTAGCTTCATTTCAAGAGCTTCTTTGAGCTTACCTTCAGCTTCGAGACGTTCAATCTCAGCAGCTTTTTGGGCTTGCTCAATTTCAACAGCTTTTTTAAGTGCTTCGTCACGCTCTTTAACCATGCGGTCCATGTTTTGCTTCATTTGTTGAAGACGGTCTTGCACCGCCGCCTCAATCGGATCAACATTATCCGTTTTAGCTTCTGGTGCGTCTGGTTGTTCAGTTGTTTCCTGAACTGTTTCTACTGTTTCTTCGTTGATTTTATTTTCTTCACTCATAATTTTTCCTTTCAAGCACAGCTTGACTTAATTTTTGATTGTGTTACAAACACTTATAAAGCGCATAGGCTATTACAAATAATCTATGGGCCGATTCCATACCAGTCTTGTCCATCTTGAATAGGGGCTAGTATGTCTTTTCTTGTTATTTTGTTTACTGGGTCTATTAGCCCCTGTTCTTTTGCTTTACGCAAAAGTTCATTGTAAGATTTTTTAGAAAGACCTTGTCTGCGCATTTCTTTAAGAGTCTTTCTAATAGTATCGCCCTCTAGAGCATCGGCATAGATGGTTCTTAAGGCTGATTTCGCTCTTCGTGCTTCTCCTATATTAGTAAAAAAAGCATCGTGAATTGTCCCACTTTCTACGTTATTTTTACGCGCCCATAAATGGAAGCGCCTAACTATAACCGCATCATTACTGTGGTTTCCGTTAACACCTAATCCAATTCTAGCATCATTGAGAGAGCCTTTACCTAAAAGCTTTCCATCTTCAGCGCTAGATTCGTATATATTAGATATTTTTCTGTTTGTAATCGGATCTCTAAATTCAATACGCTCTTGAATTTTAGGCCGATATCTTTGTGTCATTATTTTTCCGTCAAAAGTAATCCAAGGTATATCTACTTTTTGAGTATCATTAACAAAAACTCTTGCTGCATCTTTCCAGTAATTAATAAAGTTATCAGTTACAGGTGCGCGTTCAGCTAAGTTTTTAGACATAATTCTTGATATTTCAGAAAACTCTTTTGGTCCAATAATTCCTTTTCGAGTATTAGTTAATTTACTAACAAAATCACCAACATCAGGGTGGATGTCTTGAGCTTGTTTTAAAAGAGTTCTACCTGCAGGTTCATTTTTATTAATAAGTTCTACAAGTTCTGACCTAAAAGATTTTAATTCTTCTGCTACACTAGTAGCCCCTATTCTTTCTGCAACCTTAATTTTTCCATCTACTAAACGTAAATTGCTATTAAGATTATCTTTTGTAATAGTTATAAACCCCTTACCATCAAGAATTTTAGAGAAGTTATTAGCTACGTTGGCAGTTTTAGTTGCCGCACCAGCACCATAAAATGAAACCATATTTTGAGATTTTGCAGCTTTAGCAAGGTCTTCCCAAGTTAAACTTGCATCACGTAACGCAGGTATTTTAAGAAATTCTGGATCATTAACTGTATCCATAGCAACTAAATCATAAAGACGATTTTTTTGAGTAGTTGCTAATACATTAGATGCTTGAGAAACAGCGCGGTCCCCTGTAGACAGCCCAATAATTTGAGCGCCAGAAGAACTAGCATCATTTTCAATCATTAGTTTTGTTTTATAACTTTCTA